CTCGTCGTTCGCAATCAGACGGTCAAGGTACTTCTTGATTGAGTCCGGCGTCACTTGTGTTGGCGTGGCCTCAGCGGTGAAGTCAGCGAACGTGATCTTGGACGCACCTTCGATATCGAAATCCTCAGCGACGCGATCCTTCGACAGAGCGCCGACCCAGATATTGCCCTGCGACTTATCTTGCTTCAGCGTGAACTTACCATTGGTAAAGTTCTTCATCCATAACGCTACACTCTTAACGCGCTGCCCGTTCGGGAGCGCATTCATGAGCGCAACAGCGAGAGTGTAATCGCCGTGATCACGCATGTGGGCGAGAGTTGAGACTGCGCAGATGTGAATATCGCGCTGCAAGTTATTGGCGCGAGTTTTGATCGACTTGATTGACTTGACGGTATCGGCTTGTGAGAGAAGTTTAAGCATTGATGCAAAATTCCTTTTGTAGACATTAGGATGGGCCGCGACATGCTCCCATCCCAATATCATTGGTACGGACAATTGCGCTTTTTCACGTTCCGGTCAGTATCCGGTTGCAACCCAATCCTAGTACGGCGTCACTGGTACTAGGGCGATTACGCGCCTTGCAGTCCCCGATTAGGCGTCCCCTGTCACACCGCTTGCTTAACGCGCCTACCCCGAAGGGCTAGCGCGCACCACAAGCGCAGGAGACCTTAGGGTCGTCGTCGGGGGTTGCCCCCCTCTAGAAACCTTCGGGTATCGCGCCGGTCAGAGGGGGGGCTTGCGCCCCGTCAACCTTCCCGGACTCGCGCCGACGTCACGTCGGTGCTTGCATCTATAACACCACAATTGGGGATGATTGTCAAATCGGCGACGACCGGCGATTTTTCCGGCGAGATCCGCAGAACCCGAACCTCGACCCTCCACGGGGGGTGCGCCCCCCAAAATCCAAACGGGTCCCTCGCGCGTCAGCCATGCTCAATAATCTGCACACCCGATACACATTTTTTAAATCTCAACAGCCCGCTTTTGAGACTACCCCCCTCCCCCACCGCTCATATATATGAGTACCCCCCTATAACATCCATAAACATCTTTAGCCCCATATCCCCTTCTGTTCAGAAAGCACCAGCCGACTCGGCAAGTCCTTGTTCGATGAGGGCCTGATTTTTAAAAGTGCAGAGTTAAGAACAATATGTGGTATCGTCTAAACATCTTTCGTTTCGGCGAATGCACATGCCTATACTCGCGACTCCAGAGTCGGGAATCCCATTCCCGTTCGATACGTCCCCGGAAGAACTTCTGGACTTCAGGGCCAAGGCCCATGCCTTGTTTGCCACGGTGCAGGAACTAGACCCCCCGATAGAGGTCACCCCGGAAGACCGGCGAACTGCACATTTGATGATGGCGGAAGAAGAGATTGCCCCACCCAGCACCCTGACTGCGGGTGCCATCGTCACCTTAGAGGCACTTCTTTCTGAATGGGATCATGAAGTTCTGGACGTACATCGTAGGTTGAAGAACTACGTCACCAATAAACTTCTTTTAGAGAGTAACGACGAAGATCCTAAAGTACGTTTAAAGGCGTTGGAGTTACTCGGCAAGACTGCCGGGGTCAACGCATTCTCCGACCGTGTGGACATCAACATCACCCACCGGAGCGTGTCGGACATTGAGGCCGAACTGCGTAAGACGTTGGAGTTGTACACGGACTACACCGTCGTCAAGGAAGAGGATCCGGAGGAAGAAGAGTTCAATCCGGCGCTCATTGCGGAACTAGACCTCGACGAAGAACTGGGCGATGGATCCTAAACTCCTGCAAGAGGCCGAAAGGCGGTTGTCCAAGTTGCCACCTAGCGTGCAGCAGAAGGTGGGCCAACTCATTGCCGAGGCAAGGAAACTTACCAGTCGAGACTTATCGCGTAAAAACTTCTTGGCATACGTGAAGTACGTCTGGCCTACGTTCATCCACGGGCGGCACCACGAGATCATGGCAGAAGCCTTTGAGCGGGTGGCGCAAGGCAAGTGCAAGCGACTCATTATTAATATGCCTCCCCGGCATACCAAGTCGGAGTTTGCATCCTACCTCCTGCCCAGTTGGTTCCTAGGGCTGTACCCCGGCAAGAAGATCATTCAGTCCTCCCACACGGCAGAGTTGGCGGTTGGCTTCGGTCGTAAGGTCAGAAACCTCGTGGACTCGGAAAGATACAAAGACATCTTTCCAGATGTTGCGCTACAGGCGGACAGTAAGGCGGCGGGTCGCTGGAACACCAACGCGATGGGTGAGTACTTCGCTATCGGTATTGGCGGTGCCGTCACCGGTAAGGGTGCTGACCTCCTGATCATCGACGACCCCCACTCGGAACAGGAAGCCACCCTCGCCGAGACTAACGCCGAGATCTACGACAAGACATATGAGTGGTACACCTCAGGCCCTCGGCAGCGTCTGCAACCGGGGGGTGCCATTGTTGTCGTTATGACCCGTTGGTCTAAGAAAGACCTGACCGGTCAAGTCCTCAAGTCATCGGCCCAGCGCGGCGGTGAGGAGTGGGAGGTCATAGAGTTCCCCGCCATCTTGGAGACCAAGAACGGCGAGCGGTCGCTCTGGCCTGAGTTCTGGAAACTGGAAGAACTACTGGCACTGCGGGAGGAACTGCCACTTGCCAAGTGGATGGCCCAGTACATGCAGCAGCCGACATCCGACGTGTCGGCAATCATCAAGCGCGAGTGGTGGCAGATATGGGAGCAGCCCAGCCCGCCGTTGTGTAATTACATCATCCAGTCTTGGGATACGGCATTCCTCAAATCGGAGCGTGCTGACTACTCGGCGTGCACGACGTGGGGGATATTTGACCATCCTGACGACCGGGGTGTGCTGCACCCGCACATTATTCTCTTGAACGCATTCAAAGAACGGATGGAGTTTCCAGAACTTAAACAGACTGCCATGCAGCAGTATAAAGAGTGGAACCCGGACAGTCTTATAGTAGAAGCCAAGGCGGCGGGGTCGCCTCTTATATTTGAGTTGCGGGCTATGGGTATACCCGTGCAGGAGTTCACTCCGTCCAAGGGCAATGACAAGATTGCACGGTTGAACGCGGTAGCAGATATATTTGCGTCTGGGCGAGTCTGGGTTCCTAATATGTCGTGGGCGGAGGAGGTTGTAGAAGAGGTTGCCTCTTTTCCTTCCGGGGAACACGACGACCTCGTGGACTCTACCAGTCAAGCCTTACTTAGGTTTAGACGTGGTGGGTTTTTACGACTACAAACTGACGAGGAAGATGAACCTCGTACATTCAGATCAAGGCATAGAGGGTATTACTGATGAGTATCGACAAGTCCTTGTACGCTGCCCCGCAAGGGCTTGGCTCATTAGATCAGGAACCCATTGAGGTTCAGATCGTCGACCCGGAAGAAGTGCACATCGAAGGCCCCGGCTTTGAGATGCATATGGAGCATGGCGACGGGTCGGAGTTTGACGCCAACCTTGCCGAACTTATTCCTGAAAGCCAACTCATGTCTCTCTCCTACGACCTGTTGGGAGATGTCGAAGAAGACATGGCAAGCCGCAAAGAGTGGCTCGACACCTACGTCAAAGGCTTGCAGTTGCTCGGTCTCAAGTATGAGGAGCGGTCGGAGCCGTGGCCCGGAGCGTGTGGCGTCTACCATCCGCTGTTGATGGAGGCTGGGATTAAGTTCCAGTCCGAGACCATCATGGAGACTTTCCCGGCGGCGGGGCCGGTGCGTACGACAATCATTGGTAAGGAAACTCCCGATAAGGTCGAGGCCGCAAAACGGGTCGAGGCCGATATGAACTACGAGTTGACCGAGGTCATGCAGGAGTACCGCCCCGAGCATGAGCGGGCACTTCTGACTGTGGCTCTCGCGGGCAACGCCTTCAAGAAGATCTACTTCGATCCTTCACTGGGTCGGCAGGTGGCTCCCTTTATTGCCCCCGAAGACATCATTGTCCCCTACGGGGCTGCAAATATTGAGACGGCTGAGCGCATCACGCACCGGATGCGGAAGACGAAGAATGAGTTGCGCAAACTTCAGGTAGCAGGGTTCTACCGTGATGTAAATCTCGGGGATCCACTGCGCATTATGGATGAGGTTGAGAAACGCAAGGCTGAACAGCAGGGCTTCAGCGCTTCGATGGACGAGCGTTTTCAGATTCTTGAGATTCATTGCAATTTGGATCTCCCCGGTTATGAGGATGAGGACAAGGAAGGCTATACGGGCATCAAACTCCCGTACGTGGTTACCATTGAGAAGGGTACCGCCACCGTCCTAGCAATCCGTCGCAATTGGCTGGAGGAGGACAAACTCAAACTGCGTAGACAGCATTTTACGCACTACGGCTACATTCCGGGCTTTGGCTTTTATTATTTTGGTCTTATTCATCTCATCGGCGGTCATAGCAAAGCAGCAACCTCCCTGATGCGTCAGTTGATTGACGCCGGTACGCTGTCCAACCTCCCCGGTGGCCTCAAGTCCAAGGGACTGCGGGTCAAAGGCGATGATACTCCCATCGCTCCGGGTGAATTCCGTGACGTGGATCTTCCGTCCGGCGCTATACGCGACAACATCCTCCCCCTTCCGTACAAAGAGCCGTCGCAGGTGCTTGCGGCGCTCATGGATAAGGTGGTTGACGATGCACGCCGGTTTGCAGGTTCGGCTGATCTAAATATCAGCGATATGTCGTCACAGGCTCCGGTTGGCACGACGCTAGCCATCCTTGAGCGGCAGTTGAAAGTGATGGGTGCTATTCAGGCACGCATTCACTACACGATGAAACAGGAGTTCAAACTTCTGGCGGGGATTATTCGAGACAACACGCCGGAGAGTTACGACTATGAACCCGAAACTGGACCTGCTTCTGCTAAGCGTTCAGATTACGACCATGTTGATGTTTTGCCAGTCTCTGATCCAAATGCATCCACAATGGCCCAACGTGTGGTGCAATATCAGGCGGTACTTCAACTCGCTCAAGGTGCGCCTCAAATCTACAATCTGCCGTTTCTTCACAGGCAGATGATCGAAACGATTGGTGTTAAGAACGCCGCAAAGATTGTACCCATGAAGGAGGACATGCAGCCGGTCGATCCGATCAGCGAGAACATGTTCATCCTGACGGGTAAGCCTGTGAAGGCGTTTATGTACCAAGATCATGACGCGCATATTCAAGCGCACATGGCTGCTAAGAACGACCCAATGATGCAGCAGATGATTGGGCAGAACCCGCAAGCGCAACAGATCATGGCGGCGGCGGCAGCGCACATCATGGAGCATGTTGCGTTCAAATACCGCGCTGACATTCAGCAGAAACTGGGCACCACGCTACCTCCGCCGCCCGACCTCGACAACGACATGGGTTATCTGCCTCCAGAGATTGAGGTTCAACTTTCGGCTCTTGCGGCACAGGCCGCGCAGCAGTTGCTCCAGAGCAATCAGCAAGCCGCTGCACAACAACAAGCACAGCAGCAACAGCAGGATCCGCTTATTCAGATGCAGCAGCAAGAACTGCAACTCAAGCAGCAGGAACTTCAGATCAAGGCTCAGCAAATGCAGGTTGAGGCGCAGATTGCTCAGGCTGAGCAGCAGCGCAAAGCCAAGAAAGACATGATGGACGCCGCCGGTAAGGCCGACGAGTTAAAACTCAAAGAGTTGGAATTACAAATCACACATGAACTTGGTGGCGCAAAACTTGGTGCAGACATTGCACATAAGAAGCACACGCACATTGCTTCGGTGGCGCACAAGGCCGATCAGCATGAGTTGGAACGTTCCAAGCACGAATTGGAAGGAGCCAAACTTGGTGTAGATGTGGCCCACAAAAAGGCCGAACACATCGCTGACGTAGCGCACAAGTTAGACGAGCATGATCTTCGCCGCAAAGAAGCCAAGCACATGGCTAAGGGCGGGAAGGTTGAGTCGGATGACGATGACGATGACGATGACGACGATGGTGATGACAACTAAGGGGTAGCAAATGCAGACAGAAACCGCTGCGGAGTTTCTCATCAGGAAACTGCAACAACAGCGCGAAAGTTTTGTTAATCGGATCCTGCAAAACGTGTCAGATCCCGAATATCGCCGCCTTAACGGGGTGATTCAGGGGCTTGATTACGCCATTGCATTGGTCAAACACACGGCTGCAAAAGTCGCAAACGACGAGGAGTTGACTGACGATGAGTGATATCAACGTCGATAAGACGCTTTCGGAAGCGGAGCGCAAGGCAAAGCAGTTGCCAGACCCTGTTGGGTTCAAACTGCTGTGCATGGTGCCCAAGGTTGAGGACGAGTTTGGGGACAGCGGCATTATCAAGCCGTCTGAGTCCATTCGCGTCGAAGAACAGACCACAATTGTGCTTTTTGTCGCCAAGATCGGCCCAGATGCCTACAAAGATCCAGCACGTTTCCCCTCGGGGCCGTGGTGCAAGGTGGGTGATTTCGTGGTCGTGAGGGCCTATTCGGGCACTCGCATCAAGATTCACGGTACGGAATGGCGAATCATCAACGACGACACGGTGGACGGGACGGTCGAAGACCCCCGTGGCATCGGTCGCGCAGGTTAAGGAGATAAAATGGCTGAGCAAAACGAAGATTTTAAGGTCGAGATAGAGGACGACACCCCTCCTGAAGACCGTAACAAGGCTCCTATGCCCGAAGAACTAGTCAAGGAACTCGAAAAAGACGACCTTGAAGAATACTCGGAGAAGGTTCAGACCCGCATCAAGCAGATGAAAAAGGTCTGGCACGACGAACGGCGGGAAAAAGAAGCCGCAAAACGGGAGCGAGAAGAGGCTCTTCGCTTTGCTCAGCAGGCTTATGAAGAAAACAAACTCCTTAAGCAGCGTTTGGGTACCGGCGAGCGAATTTTTGCCGAAGAGACCACTAAAGCCGCGACTATTGAGTTGAACGCCGCCAAGGCAGCACTCAAAGCGGCCTATGAGACCGGTGACTCAAGCAGTATTGCTGAAGCACAAGAGGCTTTGACGGACGCGAAACTCAAACTTCGTGATGTAAGTTCCTTCAAACCCTCTTTACAACACACTGAAACAAGTGTACAAACGCTACAACAGGCTCAGGCCCCCATTTCTCGCCCCACGGTCGATCCAAAAGCCGAAGCGTGGCGTGAGAAGAACAAATGGTTCGGTACTGATGAGGAGATGACCGCCCTCGCGCTGGGTCTGCACGAAAAGTTGGTCCGTTCTGGAGTCGATGCGTCAAGCGACGACTACTATGAACGAGTCAATACGACGATGAGAAAACGCTTTCCCGAGTATTTCGGTGAAGCGCAAGATAACGACGAGGCTGAAAAGCCCGCACGCAAACCCAGCACTGTTGTGGCTCCCGCTACACGGTCTACTGCACCCCGTCAGATCCGTATTACGGCCTCCGAAGCCGCAATTGCTAAACGTCTCGGACTGACACCGGAAGCGTATGCCCGTGAGAAGATGAAACTGGAGAACACAAATGGCTGAGAAGACTGAAACTCGTATGGCTCGTGAGTTGGAAAATCGTGAGGCGACCAAGCGCAAGATGGTTTGGCGTCCGGCGGCGCTCCTCCCTGAACCCAATCCTGTCCCCGGATGGACGTTCAAGTACATTCGTACGGCAGTAATGGGTCAGAATGACCCGACCAATGTTTCCACTATGTTCCGCGAAGGTTGGGAGCCTGTGAAGGCTTCTGAAGTCCCGGAAATCATGCATCAGCGCGACAACAATCCCAACAGCCGGTATCCGGACTGCGTGGAGATTGGTGGTCTACTGCTTTGCAAAGCCCCCACTGAGTTGGTTGAGTCCCGTAGGCAGCACTTTCAGGACTTGGCGCAACGTCAGTTGGAGGCCGTCGATAACAATATGTTGTCTCAAAAGGACCGTCGGTCGAACATGGA